TTAAACAAAAATAAAAGCGGATATATAATATTCAATTAACGGTTTTTGTGCCAATTTAGACCGTTATATTATATTTTTATTATTTATTGATTGTAAGACCCTAGTTCTCTAGCTAGGGTCTTTTTTTGTGCCCCATTACCAAACTGTGGAAATTGGGCGTGAAACAAAGGATATATAATTGGTATAATAACTATACTAATATAAATAAATACTTAAAAATTATGGAACAATTCAATTTATTATCAAACGGAATCTTAACATTAAACGATGTTTCTCCGTCAGAAAAACTAGTAATGCTACAAATAGCAACTAACATGTCACTAGGTAGTCCTAGAGTTAAAGTAACTCAATCAGCTATACAAATTGGCTACACAAGAAATGGATGGCAAAAGATTGCTAAAAGACTTATTGAAAAAGGATTTCTTACTAATCCTAAAAGAGGTTACTACGAACTAGCAAACACAAATATATTTTAATATGGCACCAACAATCAATGAATACTGTCGCAAGGTAGAGCTTATGCATGCCACAGGTGAACTAACACTAGAGCAGTCAATAGTTTTAACAGTAACTTATAAACAAGCCCATAGAGGGAAGACTATCAATATAAGATACTTGATGCAAATGACTGGCTTAGGTTGGAAAGAAATAAACTGGTTACTAAATGGCTTAGTACAAAAAGGAGCTATGAAGAAAATCGATAAATATTTTTATACAATATAATGGGTAAAAAACTAGAAGATAACTTTACAGCAATACCACAATGGTACTGGGAATGTGGCTTAAGTCTTTTAGAGGTTAACATAATTTCTAGAATAGCGAGCTGGCAAAGACAAAAGAAAGAATTCTTTGAAGGTTATGATAGTTTAGAAAAATTAGGATGGGGACATTATAATACTATTAGAAACCATTTTATAAAATTAGAGAAAAAAGGATTAATCCAAAAGAACGGTAAAAACAAAAGAGCGTGGAAATGGATAGTAAAACTAGATTCTTTAAGATCTTTACATTCTAACAACCAGTGTAAGAATAATGACATATACTTACAACCAGTGTTAGAAATTGTTACACCAGATGTAAGCTATAAGAATACTAAAAATAGTAATAAAACTATTTTTAGTGAAGGAGAAGAAAAGCGATCTTCTCCTTCTCAACCGGAAAAGAAACCTAAAATAACGAATACAGATATGGATATACTAGTACACGATTTAGACTTTACTAACTTTAATATATAAAATAATGGAAATACAATTACCTAATCAAATCGATACAACAGACCTAAGTGAAGGAGATGCAATGGTTATAGGATTACTTTATCTTATATGCAATAAATATGGATACGACCAATGGTACAACATGAATCATGGAGATTGGAGAAAGATTAGCTTTAAACCAGGTGCAACTAATCCTAGTGTTTTTAGTAACGTTTCAGCAAATCAAAGAGAACATATAGAGTTTGCTAAATTAGATGCAAGTAATATACTAATGAGGTTTAAAAAAGTAAAACCTAATGGTATGGGTATGGGTAAAACAGTTGTAGGTCGAAAGCCTTTTCATATAAAGGAATTAAGAAGCATACAGATATGGTGTTACTTAATGGGCTTATGGCATGGAGAGAATAGTATTATATCTGAAAGCGATGCAAAGATATTTCATAAAACAAACCAAACGTCAAGACACCATTTAACATACCACAATTTTAAAGTAGGATAATGGAAGTAGAGAGTACATACTTAGAACTTACAGATCAAGAAAAAAGGTTTGTACAAAAGATGGTATATCATGAGTACATGGAAGTGCTTACAGTAATCTATTATAATAACCCTGACTCAGAAGTTACTATTGAATCAATGGTAGCTTATGATTTAAAACAGGCTAAGATAGATGAAGATTACGAGAAATGCCAGCTCTACACAGATGTGTTAGAGAATGAATTACATTTTAACATTAATGATATTAAATAACTTTATTGAAGAACGTTACAAAGATATAATGACTATGTCTAAAAAGATAACTAAGTCTCATGTTGAATGGGAAGAGTTAGGTCATTATTGTATAGAAAAGTTTATGTTACACGAAAGAGCAGAAGAACTTATAGAAGCTAATAGAGCTATGAATTTTATTAGTGGTATAATGTATCGAAGTTTTCATTCATCAACTAGTCAATACCATACAGATATTAGACAAAAGAATAGATTCTATAGTGTAGACGACTGGACGTATCTTGACGGCACTAATGATGAATATAACCTAGAACAAGATAATGTCTTAGAAGTTATAGAAACAATCATAGAGGAGATGGTAGTTGAAAGCCGAGACCAATGGTTTAGAGCTACACTATTTCAACAGTGGCTAAACAACCAAAACTATAGTAGTTTAAGTAGACAAATAGGTATACCAAGAACTACAATAAGTAGGAACGTAGAAGAAGCTATCGAGTATATTAATAGAGAATTAAAAAACAGAGGAATAAATTATGGATTATAGTATAATAATAGGAGTAGCATGTTTAGGTGCTGTTCTACAAGAAGTACCATTATGGAACCGATTCTTAGATGCCTTAATGATTGATGTTAAGCCATTTAACTGTGCATTATGTTTTACATGGTGGGTAACATTAGGACCTTTCATTATTACAGAAGGGGTCACAGGTATATTTAGTAGTATAACGGCTGCTGTATTAGCCGATTTAATTAACAGACAAATGAATAGATCATGACACAAGAAGATTACAAATGGTTAGATGAACATAAATTATTTATGTATAGCAGTCAATTCATGACAAAGTTAGAACGTTACGAGTTATATCAAATTTACAATAGAATAACAGGAGAGAACAAAAAACCTAACGGTTGTGGTAAGTGTTTACGAACTACACTAAATATATTAAAACACCATTATGAAAAGCAAACAATTTAAGATAGACGGTATTCAATATACAGCTCATTCATCTACAGACAGTGGATTAAAAGAAGCTATAAAGATGATGAGAAAAGCCGTTAAGAAAAACAAAAAAGATAAAGAATAACTATGTTTCAACCAGGACAATCAGGTAATCCTAATGGCAGAAAGAAAGGATCACTAAATAAGAACACTAAACAAATAAGAGAAGCTTATCAAAAGTTAACAGAAGATAACCTAGATAATATGAACTTATGGTTAACTCAAACTGCCTCAGAAGATCCAGCAAAAGCATTAGACCTAATGTTAAGACTATCAGAATATATTATACCTAAACTAGCAAGACAAGAATTAGTAGGTAATGATGGTGAAGACTTATTTAAGAATATTAAGTTTGAGTTCGGACCAGATATTAATGACCAAGAAAACAGAGTAAATGAGTAGAACCGTTACAGGATTTACACCACATCAAAAACAACGTGAAGTTATAGATTCTATCTTACACGATTCAGCTAAGTTTCATATAGCAACAATCGGTAGACAATGGGGTAAATCCCTTATGGGCATGAATCTAGCACTTTATTGGATGATCAATAATAAACCATGTAAAGTTCTTTGGGTGTCCCCTGTGTACTCGCAGACAAGCAAGGTACATAAAGAATTATATTCAGCTATTGCCTCATCAGGTATAGTACAAACAAATAACTTTTCAGATAATAGAATAGAACTAAAGAATGGTTCCGAAATAATATTCAGATCAGCAGAAAGATATGATAATATTCGTGGATTAACTTGTGACTATGGAATAATAGATGAAGCAGCCTTTATAAAAGACGAAGCATGGTCAGAAGCTATAAGACCTGTATTTGCAGTTAAAGGTAAAAAGGTTTGTTTTGTATCTACACCTAAAGGTAAGAATTGGTTCTATGAATTATATCAATTAGGTAAATCCCCGGACAATACAAGATACAAATCATATACAGGATCTAGTTATGAAACACCATATATAAACGATGAAGAAATATTAGATGCTAAAAGAACACTACCAGAACAAGTATTCCTACAAGAATATGAAGCTAAGTTTATAGATAGTGGTGGTGAAGTATTCCAAAACCTAGATAAAGTAGAATTCAATCAATATCCAAAACCAGTAGGTAAAGTATATTGTGGTATCGATTTAGCCAAACAAGAAGATTATACCGTAGCAACCTTTATAGATTCACAAGGCCAAGTAGTAGATA